GACCCTGTGATCAACGAGTTCGGTTGGCGTTGGATCAACATTGCCGGTTTGTGTGAGAACCCTGCGGTCGACCCCTTGGAAAGGGAGCGAGGAGAATCCCACTGGCCATCCAACCCAACCTTCACGGTGCCGATGTTGGAGTCCCAGAAGAAAATCATGGGGTCCTTCAAGTTCTCAGCGCTTTACCAGGGTGTTCCGGTTGCCGCGGAAGGGCAAATCGTCAAACACGGGTGGATCACAACTATATCAAAGGAAGATCTTCCTGAGATGGATGTCGTTTGGTTGGCGGTTGACTGCGCTTTCCAAGAGCGGGAAATGGCTGACGAGACCGCGATTTGCGTCGCTGGTTTGAGTCACAGGGACCCCACTAAGGTATACATCATCGAAATTATCAAGGGGCGGTGGGCATTCCCTGACCTTGTGTCCGCAGTTAAGCAGGCATACGCATATTACAAAGCAAAGGTAATGTGTATCGAGAAAGCGGCATCTGGGCAGTCTTTGATCCAGGTGCTAAAGCGAGAGGCAAGGATTCCCATCGAGGAAATGAAACCTCTAAAGTCGAAAACTACGCGACTGCAAGCGGTCACGCCGTTTATGGAGTCCGGCAGGGTGTTTATCCTGGAGGACTTATGGACGGACACATTCATCAAAGAGTTGACTGCGTTTCCCTTCGTCCGTCATGATGACAGCGTTGACGCCTTTACGTGGGCGCTGACCTATTTCGCTTACCACCTGGACGCTGTTGATCGCGGTCTCCAGGAGCATATTATACAGAATAAGAGGTTCTTGGGGGAACTCAGGAGGGAAGGACTAGACGACATGCACGTGTTTGGTTCTTTGCCTCGTGAAAGAGGCAGGGGTTTACTTGGTCAGGATAACGCTATAAATGATCCAGACTATGACTCCAGGTTGGGTCAATCTGCGGACCCCCGTTCTCCCTTTGCCTCAGGGAGGAGAGGAAAAACTAGAGGGCACTTAAGTTATGACAACCCTATCTGATTACTACACTTATGCGTACCTTCGTGAAGACGGGACACCGTACTACATTGGTAAAGGTAGGGCAAAAAGGATACACAAAAAACATAAGGGTGTGGGGATCCCTCCTCGAGCGAGGCGTATCTTCCTGAAGAAAAATCTGACGGAGGATGAGGCATTCCGCCATGAAGTCTACATGATATTTGTATTAGGGAGAAAACAAGACGGTAGTGGAATCCTTAGGAACCTTACGAAGGGTGGGGAGGGCGCCTCGGGTCACATACATACGGAATCCTTTAAGGAGTCAATGAAAGGGACAAATAACCCTTGGTACGGAAAAGGTAGTCCCATGCCTGAACACTCGGAGAGGATGAAAGGACGAGTGTGGTGGCATAACCCCGAAACAGGGGAGTGCAGTTTATGTCATTTCCCTCCCAGTGACTCTTGGGTCAGGGGTCGCCCCCTTGGATTCAAGGAAGGGGCATCACACAGGATGAAAAAAGCACCTACACAGCGTAACAAGAAATGGTGGTACAATGTCTTAACTAGAGAAGAGAAACTCCTACCAGATAGACCCGGTGAAGGGTGGGAACTCGGTAGACCCTCTCACTCTGAAAAACTAACCGGGAAAACCCGGAACTCAAGGTGATAGGAACCACCTAAAAAGTTTCTGTTGTTACCAACAGATTGTCATGGCACTAAATCCAGTTGACCGAAACGCAGAACTCATGCAGCAAGAGCACGGCACTCGAGTGCTGATCACTGACCTTGCCGCTGATAAATACCTTGAAAAATCCTCCAAGCATGGAACCGAGCGATACTCTAAATGGTGCGGGGGGAAAAACGGATTTGATGACTTCGCAGAGCGCCTACATTGAGTGGATACTAGAGCAGGGAGAATGGTGGACAATGTAACCGGGTAAAACCTATTGTACCTGAGGCAGTCCTCCAATGTCACAGGATTATTTTCAAGGGGGTGAGCAGGATGTAGTCCTTTTAAACAGCGAAGTGTATGATTTACTACCCACCGACTGTCAACTCCCCCTTATTAACATGCTCTCATCCAAGGAAAAGCGCAAGAACCGTCGCGCCGAGAATGCCCAGATGCTAGAACACTCCTACTCCAAAGGTATGGATGTTCAACCGCCCAAGTTCTTGACTTGGCGCCAAGAGGAACTCTGGAACAGTTTCAAACGAAACACTGTTACAATCGGTTTTGGATCAGCCGGAACTGGCAAGACTCTGATCGCACTTCACTACGGACTCTTCGGAATCGCCCAAGGGCAGTTCGATAAGGTCTACTATGTTCGCAGTGATGTCGGCGTTGAGTTCCAACGTGGTCGAGGCGCCCTTCCTGGCGATCTCTCTGAAAAAATCGCTCCCCTCATTGCACCAGTCTTAGACAACCTACCCTGCATCATGCACTCTCACGGTGCTGCAGAATACCTACTTAACAAGAAGATCATCGAACCCGTCCTGCTCGAGGACATTCGTGGTCGCTCTTTGAACAACGCATTCATCATTGTTGACGAGTCACAGAATTTCTTGCCCTCTCACTGTAAGACAGTGCTGAGTCGCGTCGGAAAGGACTCCAAGATCTGCCTCATCGGCGATACTAAACAAACTGACCTCGAAGTGTTCCGCCGTGAGAACGGTCTTGTGGACGCTATCCATCGCCTTCGCCACCTTGCCGAGGTGGGAATCGTGGAGTTTGCCAAGGAAGACATCGTTCGCAACTCTGTGATTGCACACATTCTAGACCGTTATGAAGACTAACTGAGTTATGTACAACCGCCAGATTCTCCAACTTATCCAGGACCGCCTGGCGGTTTCTTTCGCAGAGGGCAAAGCGAAAGGATGCAAGAAAGGCAAGTCTTGTGGGGCAACCTGCATTTATGCTCAAGATGAGTGCGTTCTTGAGTTGGACCCCAAAGTGTCAAAGTCGCTCAGTCAAGTGGTTGAGTACGTTAAACGCTATGTTCAGAAAGGCGGCAGCGAGGAAGTCGCCCAGAAAGCATTAGAAAGATTCGAAAGTTCAGGTACTGTCGAAGGAAACGCCAAGAAAATCGGTGCCGCATTGGACGGCATGGCAAGCAAGTACCCTGACCCTGCAGAGCGAGAGAAGAAGATAGAAGAAGTGTTTGACCTTGTATTACCGGGAATCGCTAAGAAAGGCGACACCGGTGAAAAGCAGGCATACGATGAGGAACAAATCAACTCACTGATGAAGAACAAAAGTATTGATGCCTACGAAAAAATTTACCGAGACGTTGAGAGTGGAAAACTCAAGACCCCTGAGGAGATCAACGATGCACTGAGACCTCTTGCTCAGGGTCGCCGTGTCAATGAGATCTCAGATGAGCAAGTTGATCTGGCAATGTCAATGCTGCCTAAAGACCTGGTATCCGGTTTGAGCAAGCAGGGACAACCAGGTGAGTGGGGCAAGTGGGGTGCTAACCAGAGCACCCTAGATGTGCCCGAAGGGGGACACACCCCGACCAACAAGTCTGGGGCAGAACGGGCAAGACTGATTGTCAGAATCGGACTGGAAGAAGGAATGAGGGACATGTACACCGGGCAAAAAGTTGGATTCGGTGACATTGACCTGGAGCACACGATTCCGTTCGGTGTCGCCAAGACTGGGGCAGAAACAGGGTCCAACTTTGGTCTCACTACTCGCCTAAATAACAGGGCAAAAGGTGACATCAGCCCTGAAGACTGGCGGGCAAAAGTTCTCAAGCAGTACGAAGTTAAAGACGGAAAACTAACGAAAGCAGCGCAGGAGAAGCTGCAGAAAGAGCAAATGGAGGCAACTCGGTACAACGACTCTAAAGCAGCAGTTACTGGAGGCACACGCCCTGATACTGTCGCTGCTGTATTTAAGGGTATCGACGACTCTGCTGAGAAACCCGCTATTAAGCAGAAACTCAAGAACAAAGCAATGCAAAGCATGGCGGATTACGGAGAAACCTACCTGCAAGGGTTCAGGGAAAACCGCCCAGGCGCCAGTCGCCGAGTTTATATCTACAGGGACTCAATCCCGGGCACCAAGGTATTGGACACTGCCGCTGTCAAAATTGACAAGTACGCTCAGGAGGGTAACACTGAGAAGGTTGAGAGAATCCTCGAGACTCTGCGCACAGGTGCTCCCCGTATCAATAAAGCGCTCGACGATCAGTACGGCCCAAAACGCTTGGACAGCCAGGCAATTGAGGCGGCGGATGTTGCGAACAAGGTTCGTGAGGACATTCTAAAAGAGATTGAGGCAATTTGATGCGTAAAGACACCCGATTCGCTAGACCGGAGCGGTCTGAAATTGAAAGCAAGTTGCCCTCAGGTGTTCTGAAAGAGGCGCAAGCACTTGGCATTTGGAACATGATGCTCCAGGCTGACGACCCGTCTGAAGTCTGCCGGTGGTACCGCACCTATAGGGACAGCGATCATTGCGCCGTGCCTCAAAAGAATCTTCGTGCGATGCGTGACACTATGATTACTGCGATGCGTGAAGCAAACCGCAAAGATCCCAAACCCCGCAAGGAGAAGAAACTTGGGGTGC